ATGATGTCCAATAAGATGGAGGTCATCATTGGACAGGTCACAAGGAACCTATATCATACCCACTCTCCGGGCTCTTATGAGATAACTGGATGGCTCGGTTGGTGCAGAAAAGATTTCACCGGAAATAATGAGAACAGGACTAACGGTGCTCTGACTCTTTATAAGGACAGTTATTACACAGTGGCTGACAATAGTTTGAAAAGTACAACCTCTCCATCTTATGCAATATGGCTTGATGCTAAAGATGGTGCCGGTTGGACGGGTTCTTCTGGCGCAGCAGGAACAACAGAGGCTCGCCCTAACAACATTGTACTATGTTACTGGATACGCCGCCAATAGCATGCAGCTATGGCATTAGGCTGTACATGAGCGTTGCTTTTATAGACACCAGCTCCTGTACCTGTTGTCGAGGCGGCATCAATAGATAAACTATAAATATCAACGGTCGTCAAGGCTGGGTTTACATAGCTGTATTTAGATGCGGTGGAGTGTGTCCTTTTTAGTGCTCCATTAGCACTGCCATCTGCAGTAGCTATTCCCTTGAAAGTGCCCCAATCTCCTACGATATTAGGCAGCTTTTCACGCTCTGTTAATATGACCTCCGTTAAATTTGCATACCCGGAAGGCAGTGCACTTTCGAGGGTCAGAACACGCCCGGAAACGGCTGTTATTTTTCTGTAATAAGATGCCGATCCGTACACAGCAACAAGGATGTAATTGTTGGCAGAAATCGCTGTCCCGTTTCCGTCCTTGGCGTCTTCCGCAAGTGTGACAGAGGAGCCGCTTGCCCAGCTGGCCACCTTGTACGCAGCATGGAAACCGCAGGAGTCGCCGCCCTTCGACCGGAAGAACACGCCGCCGTAGTTGTGCTCTTCCCACTGTCCGCCGTACATGGCCGCAGGAGTAGGCTCGTCAGGCTTCTGTTCTATGATGCGCCCGATAGGCGGTGCACTGGTGCAGAACCATGCACTACCAGTCCATGTATACTCAACAGTAATATTGGCATTCAGGGAGTCAGTACAAGCACTATTCAAACCTGCATACGATATTGTCACCGCAGCTGTTGTGATGAAACGTCGCCGCATTCCCGGCATTGTACCGTTGCCCAGGGAGACATTGGAGGATATGACCTCCGCTGCACCGATGACATTGGATAGAACCCTGTCAGGGTACTTGGCAAGCATGGTGAACTTGTCTGCATCGGTCGCAAGCGGAAGGTTTCCGGCTGTGCCCGGGTTGCTGTATGGAAGCTTGTACTTCACCATATTGAGCATCATAGCGTCGGTAATATCCGATGAATCGGCTGTGAACTCCTCGACCGACCCGGAGAGTATGAAGTCAAGGACTGCGTTCTCCTCCGCTGTGCCGTAGCCCGCAATGCTTGCCGAGCTGTTGGCGAACACGCTCAAAGCCCCGTTGCTGAGCTCCGCCCGGACAATCTTCCAGCTTATGGTGCTGCCGCTTGCTGTAAGCCTGCAGTAGAGCCAGTTTGCAGCATCGGCGGTAATAGTGACCTTGCCAAATTTGATGGAGCTGCCCTTGAACCAGAAAGCATAGTGCTTTTCGGCAGTGAGTGTCTGGTTGTAGGCTGGGAAATAGTATATTGTATCGGTTGTCGCATAATATCTTTTCCCATTGTCAAATAAGTTAACAGCAGCAGACGCACCCAGTTTTGTATATGTTCCATTAACAAGTGTATAAATGCTGGCATCACTTGATTTATAAAGGTAGACAGTGGTGCTGTCTGTTCCATTTTTTATCGGGAAATACGCTGAATCAATCGAGATTGGGTTCATCAGGTCTATATTCTTAAACAGGTATCGTGTTCCGCTGTTGTTCAGGGTATGCAGATAACCATCATTTGAGCTGTAATCAGACCAACTGTCAACAAATGATATATTCTGCCAGATATTAGTGGTAATATATGCAGTAGAATAATAATGTACACCGAAAAGCCACGGATAAGAAGACAGGTTTGTGTTGTTGCACTTGAGCATTATCATATCACCAGCAACCAGACACGCTTCTATCTGTGTTACATATTGGTTATTAACGGTAAAATATTTCTGGAACGAGCCGTATCCACCCAGGTCATATCCCCAAATAGAAAGCTGTTTTCCTGTATACATTACAGCGAATACTTTATATGTTCCTGTTGAGCTGTCATAGGCACAACCAGTATCCATTCCACCATTAGGAGAACCCCATCTAGGCGTACCATCTTCCATATAACAATACCAATACCAGTTGCTTGAAACATTTGGTATAACACCATAATAGCTTGTAATAAATACAAACTGGTCGCCAGCCCAGAACGCCTTGACCTTTCTGAATTGAGCATTACTACCAAACTCGTGGTCAAAGCTTGTGCGTAATGTTCCTGTTGCAATGTTATAAGTCTTACAGGTATACACATTCCCGCTCACGGTGTATCCAGCAACAACTCCGTTATACATTCCAAGAATGGTAAACCCGCTTATTGATCTCAAAGCCTGGTTATATATAGCCGCACTTCTCGCAACTACCCCCGTCTTTTTAAGTGTTCCTACAAAGTATGCGGTTAGTTCCTGCAATACAGGCTCCGCTGTCGCACCGCAGCCGCCGCTTGCTGCAGAGAGACCCTCGGTATTGTTTCCAGCTGTGTCGGCGAGGGCTGTATCGAGATGGTACAGCTTGGCAGAGGATGCCAGGCCGCCCACTCGGTAGACTGGCAGGCTTGACTGCGAGTTGGTGATGACAATATTTCCGTTCTCGTCGCAGGTCACCTGTGCCACGTCAACAGGGTTCAGCCAGTCTGTGACTTTCTTCTGGAAGCGCATTCCGGCCGAGGAGACAAGATTCCTGAATGTCTTTGCGGCATTGTACAGCGTGAGCGTTCCCTTGATGGTTGTCTCTGCGACTGTGACAACAAAATTCTTGAGCTTCATCGCAAGGCTGCCGTCCTTGTAGTGGATGAACTCTGCATCCTCGTCGTCCTGCTCCTCCAGGTTGTGGTCATTACCCACACGGAACTCCGGGTTATCGGTGTCCATGCCCTTCCAGAAGTTGTCGGAGGTTTCGACATCTCCCTGCATCTGCGAGAATGTACCCACAATCGCCGTGAGGTTCTCTGCGTATATGTTCTTGGCGGTGAGCGCATCCGGATGCTGTGTGCCGTCGTTCATGTGAGCCAGCACCACGTCCCTCGCACCGGTTGCACGTGCGGTCATCTGGTTTGTTATTACATAAGCTGGACTGCCGTTATTAAGCGCGACACCTGCCTCGTTGAAAGCGAGCACACGGAAGTAGTACACGGTGTCATTCGGGTTTGCCGGGGTCTGTGACTGGCCCTGCAGGGGCACGGTCTGCGAGAAGTCGCTGGTTGCGACAACATAAGCCGGATCCGGAGCCGGGTCTGTGTCCACTTTGTAGTTGGTCTCTGCTCCATACGGATCTGCTGCCGAGGATAGGTTTGGCTTGAACCAGAGCCGGGTTGCCCCGTCAATATCATCGTAGCGGCTTATCTGTATCTGGTACCGCACGTTGCCGTATATCTCACGCTGTCCTGTCGGCTGCTCAAGGTGGATGTGCAGCGAGCGTTTGTTTGTGCGCTCGGTGATCACCGGAGGCTGGACAAGCCATGTTCCGTAGTCGTCAGTGTCAACAGTCTTATATTCCCCGTAGTCGCTTTCCTTGTCATATACGGAGACAAACTTGCAGCGCACCAGCCAGTCATACATATCCGATGCCTCAGGATACGGCACAGATGCAGGGTATGGGATAAGGTACTCATAGCCAGTGGTGGAGTATTCCGTCCAGTGCGGATCGTCCTGTCTGTCCTCCGGACCTATGCCGTCAAGGGCCAGTTCCCATACAATCTTTGCGATGGTGTTCTTGATGCTTGATGTGTCCGGCTTGTTGCAGGCCACGCGCAGGCCGTTCCTTGTGGCCACCACGGTGATACCGGTGGGGATATCAGGCGCCTCCATGTTGTCACCGGAGAGGATGTCCTCTACATCTGCGGATGTCTCTGGCGGCGGTATAATCACCGGAGTATATGGCTCGGTCTTTCTGGTGATGTTAGGTACATACTCGCCATAATCGCCGGTGGTGTATACATCAGGATTGTAGTCCAGGAGGTTGAGTGTCACCTCGTTGTCCCCAGGCTCTATTCCTGTGATGATATATGGAGAAGAGATACTGTCGAACTCTCCGCCCTCGCCGAGGTATCCGTAGGAGAGCACGTCACCTGCATGTGGAATTACGCTGCTGTCCACGCTGAACGGAGTCTCGAACAGTATCTCGTCAACTCTGGTGTGTCCCTGAGGGGCGGTTATCTGCTTGGCCAGCTGGGAGCAGTAATCATCAGACACGCAGTTGATGATCACGCCGAAGTCATGCTCATCATCCAGGTCGATGTACTCATTGAGCTTGAGTCCCACAATGTTCCCGCCGGAAGTCACCACGCTGCGGATTGTCGCATTGCCCAGGCCGACGCGGAGAGAGTCATCCTGCATGAGGATCTTGCTGTAAGGTGTGTAATACACGCCCTCGGCACCGGTCCGCACCCTCACTGTCTTCGGGCGCAGGGTCTCGCTGGCCATGATGTACCGGGCATATTTCATCAGATGGTCATATCCGGTTATACCCTGGACATCCATCTCCCTTATGATGCTGTCGGCAGTCCTGGTGACTCCCGGGCGCATGCAGATGGTCTCCGCCTGTGAGTATCCGGAGGAAGCGTCAACCCATGACAGCTTGATGCCGTCTGTCCTCCTGGCGAAGCTCTTGGTTATCTCCACGCCGAGGATGTTCTGCGCGTTCAGAAGCGCAACGGCGTTCTCTTTCTCTTTATCTATTGCCACGGCAATCTTGCCGTAGATGTTCCTATAGAGCATGCACCGGCAGACATTGCATATTGCCTCGAGGATCTGTGACTTCTTCTGGCCCTGGGTGATGACATAGTCAACGGAGAATCCGTTTGTCTGGCAGAACTCATAGAGCGCTCCGAATGATGCCAGGTCAATCTCTGAGTCGGCATACTGTGATGCTGGGTGTATCGAACTGGTGAGCACCTCCAGAAGCCATGATGCAGGGTTTGATGTGGCGCTCTTTGAGCTGCTCCACTGGTCGGTGGAGCTGTTCCATGTCCGCGCCGCTCCGCTTGTGATCACATTTATCTTGCCCAGCTTGCCCTCGTTCTCGGATGATGCCCGGAGCTTGAGTGCTATTATAGTGGAGTATGCAGCCTCCTTGTCCTCAAGGACCTTGCAGTTTACGAACGAGTCTGCAGCCTTTGATTTCTCTGCATCGAATATCTCGGACTGCACCCACTGCACATATGCGTCCTCATAGGCGCCGCCCTTTGCTGTGCTCTTCTTGTCGCGGTTGGTGACCTCTATCATTATAGGCACGCCGCTTGTCTGAGCAGCCTTGCCCTGTGCCCATGTGAATGTGTGTGACTTCACGTAGCGGAGCTGCGAGGTGGAGGACTTTGTCCAGGACACCACATAGTAGCCGCCGGAGGTGGAGCCTCCGCCCACATCGAGCGGTGACCAGCTGCTTCCTCCGTTGGTGGAATACCGGAATCCTATGTTGCGGGTATGGCTCTGCTTTTTTCCGGAGTCGGAATACTGGCACAAGCCGTTGAACATGATGCAGATCTCGACATTCTTTGCGCACGGATCCAGTGTGAACTTCTTGGTCTCGGTCTTTATCTCGCCGTCTGTATATGTGACAGTCCGGGTGCGCTTCACATTTCTCCACCAGCCATGGTCCTCGTCGCCGATCCATACCCGCTCGGTATATTCCTCGGTCTTGGTGGCCTGCCACTGCTCGCAGTCCTCGCGCCATGGGAGCATTACATTCGGTTCCTCCACGGCGTGCTTGATATAGAAATCAGAGGATATTGTTGAGCCGGAGCTGCCAAGAGCCCGGTTCTGCTCAATCTGGATGAAGTTGTCATTTATTCCGGAGAAGTATTTGAAGAGACCGCTCGGCGGGCGGTATGCGCTTCCGCGCTGCGGTGTCGTCTGGTTGCCGAAGTCATAGAGCATGACATCATCGGCCTTGATCTGGCGTATTGCCTGCGGACCGAATCCACCCTCAAGGGTGATGTATACATCCTGGTTGATTCCGTCCGTTCCGGATATCTTGTAGAAGCTCTGCTGCAGCAGGTACGGTGTGAAGAGGTGGCGGCCTACGATGTAGGGCTGGCTCTTTCCGGTCGCGATGGCGTTGCTGGCGCCCTGGAGCCATGGGATGTTGGAGACATCGTCCCTGGCGGACATGGCCTCCTGCATCTCCCGGAGCTTCTTCTGCTGCATCTTAGCCTTGTAGATGCTCACGCCGGATGCGATGCCGGCAACCACCGCGCTGATGATTGCCACCCATGCTATGACAGCGGTGCTTCCAGGGATGCGCCGCATCATCAGGAAGTCATCATCTGCAGGGGTATAGTCAGGGGAGACCTTACGGCCGTTGGCCAGGATCACATACTGGCTCCAGTCCACTTCCTTTATCTGGTCCCTGAGCGGTCTTCCGCTCTCTATGATTATCAGCTTGCCATTGTCAGATAGATTGTTATAGAAATCAAGAAACATCGGGCACCTCGTAAAAAGTCACATTCCGGAATAATCCGACAGGTGAGAGCCTCACGCCGCTGTAGGTCATGTGCAGCATATTCTCTGCATCCACCATGAATCCCACATGGAGTGATCCGTCCCGGTTCTCGTACTCGGCCACGGCTCCCTTCTTCTTCCCGCACTCGGCCGCGCCTGTCCTTGCTGCGTAGCCCTGGAAATCATCCTGCGGCTGCTTGTCGGAGCAGTACACGAAATCAGGGAGCACCTTGCCGGTCCTCCGGCAGCATTCCAGGACAAGACCATAGCAGTCCATCCCGGTCATGGATCTTCCGTGCACCTTGAATGGAACGTTCAGGAGATCCTCATATATCATGCGTTGCCCCGGTTGTTATATGTCGAGAAGACCAGCGGGGCGAATGTCATGCTCATCCGGTCATCAGCAGAGAAGGTGAAGGAGAGCTTCCGCTCGTTCCATATACCCTCGCCGTATTTGTGTTCATGTCCCTGGATTTCCTGGACTGTGCCGTCCTTGAGGAGCACTCCCACGGCCTCACATTCGAGCGTGGTGTAGCTTTCCAGGGCTTCGATGATAAGGTTGTCCACCAGCTGGATCTCGAGCGTTCCTCCGCCGTCTGCGCCCATCTCAGGCACGGCTGGAGTATACTCGAATGTGCTAGCTGTCCAGACATGCCCGTCATACTCCAGGGAGCGGTTGTCGTTGATGAAGCGGTAGTCCACATCATCATTGTGAATCCTGATCAGATAAGGGAGGGAATACCCTCCGGACTTCCTCAGCTGGTTGAATATGCTGTTCAAACTATATCTCCATCACAGATATAGTCACTTCTTTATAAAGCTGTCCTGTCGCCTGCGGCGGCTCGGTGAACTGATACTCCTTTGTCCCGGAGTGCGACACCAGGTCGGGGAAGGTGATGTTCTCAGCTCCGCTCTTGGCTGTGTTCTCGAACCAGGAGAGGAATGTCCGGTACTCGCTGCCTGATCCGTCATCGGTCATCCGGAGCCGGAAGGAGAAAGACTTCCGCGGACTTGAGTTCTTGAGGTAGACCACGCGCCGCCCGCTCTTCATCTCCACGGTCTCGGTGTTCTCTACATATCCGGTCGTCATGCCGAATGCCTTTGTGTTCACTCCGGCGGGCCACTGTACTGACATAGCTTCCTCCTAATTGGATATCCTTGTTCCGTTCTGTGAGTTCTGCTGCATGAGCAGCTCCTTGTCATACCGCCCGGAGGAGAGCCCCTTCTTGACGGTCTTGTCTATGATTATCTCTATATCCCGGTCTGTCACCGATGCTGTGACATCCACATCGTTAGCCCGGTAGTTCTTGATGTTGATGTTCGTGCCCCCGGCAGCGCCAGGGCCACCGTTGGCCATCTGGAAGAGCGCCGCCTGCTGTTTCCTGGTGAGCACCATCTCCCCGGAGTTGACCATGGCATGCACCCGGTCTCCGCTGTATGAGTTCCCCGGAACGACACCGCCTGTCGCGAATGTAGGCGGCTGCGGCTTGTTGGCGATTATTGTAGCTATCTGGGCGGCGCCTGCGGCAGACACAAGCGCTGCTGTGATGAATCCGAGAGGACCGTTCTGCTTGAAGCACTCTGTTATACCCTGGGCGATGTTTGCGACAGCCTGGAGGCTTGATACAGTCCACTGCCAGAGCTCTATCCTGTACTGCTCGCGTGCAGCCTTCTTCCGGGCGGCGAGGATCTTCTTGTTCTTCTCCTCCTCGGAGAGCTCCTCGGCCTCTATCTCGGCAATCCTGACATCGAGGTTCGCCTCGCTGTTCTCCTTTGCCAGGGCACCCATCGTGTTGACTGTGTTCACCAGCTGGTTGAGGCTGTCCATCATGAGTTCCCGGCGCTTTGCCTTGAGCTCGTCAATGGCCTTTTCCTCGGCCTCCTTCTCCATCTGGATCAGGTCGATGCGTTTCTGTGTGTATTCCTCCTGGATCTGCTCCTTCTCCTCCTCGGAGATGGTCTCCATGGCAAGTATATCGTTGTAGTAATCCTCGAGGGCCTTCCTTTGGTCTGCCAGCTGCTCCTGCAGCGTCCGCTGGTCAGGCGCGGTTATCCGGTCGAGCTGGTTCTCGAACTCCTGGAGGCTACGCCGCTCGAAGTCCTCGTTGAGCTTCTCAATCTCACGGCGCTTCGCTGCCTGCTCTTCGGCAAACTTCTTCTCCTGGGCCAGCTGGTCCTCATGCTGCAGGCGCCGCAGGATTCCTATCTTCTCCCCGAATTTCTCCTGGAGATCTATTATATATTCATTGCTGTCACCATAAAGGTTTACAAGCTCCTCATATTCTTCGGTGAGCGCCTTGATCTCATCCTCCAGCTGCTCCTGCAGCGTCCGCTGGTCAGGCGCGGTTATCCGGTCGAGCTGGTTCTCGAGGGATGTGATAGCCTTCTCCTGCTTGTCCTGGTTGAAGATGCGGAGCTCTGCCAGCTTCTGCTCATTCTCAAGCTGCAGCTCCTTGGCCTTGGCCGCTCTTTCCTCCGAATCTGCCTTTGCCTGGACAACCTTCACCTGTTCCTGGATGGTGGCGAGGAGCTCTTTTGCCTCCTTGCTCTCGGCGTCAACCATGCCCTCTGACTCGGTGAGCAGCTTCACATATGCCTTGGTGTAGATGTCAAGGAGATCCGCATCATCTGCCTCCTCTCCCTTGAGCTTTGCCTCCAGCTTCAGCTGCTCGACAGCCTTGTCCATGTCGGCCTTGTTGCTGGCGATGAAATCTGAGCGCTTCTGCTCGGCGGCCAGCCGGTCATTCTCTGCTTTCTTGGCGCGGTCAGCCCCTGCCTGCTCGGCATCGGCAATTTCCTTCTTCTGCTCCCGGATCTCCATGATGGCAGTTATCTGCCTGTTCAGCATGATAAGCTCTGTCTTGAGATTTTCAAGCTCGACACCCTGCTTGTATCCGGAGGCGATATCGGCCAGGACATCATTCCTGCGCCTCTGGAGGATTGAGAGCTCATTGTCGGTCACCTTACCGG